ACTGATTATGTGGTTGATATGTCGGTGCAAAGGTACGGTGAAATTCCGAATCGTGCAATACCTACATATTGGTATTTGTAGTTTCTTCATAACATAGGAATGCCATTAACAAGTTTGTAGAAGTTCTAGATGCGTGTAGTAGCTGAGTCAATTTGTCCGAAGGTCCTTGAGAATTTTGTAATGAAGCATTTTAACTGAAGGGAATCAGGATTCTGTACATTGAAAGTTTCCAAGATTTCCATGCACTTTATCATTCGTGCTTCCGCAGCATTGAGCTTCACGAAAGCATCGCTGAGCTGAGTACCCATTTTCTTTTCCACTTCCTTAATGTCACCGGGATAGCCCATGGCCTGCGACAAATTGCCAGGCAATCCATCACCAGTGTTCTGGGCTATGATTGCGTTGGCCAGTAGTCTGTTCTGTTGCTGTGCATTCTGTAGCTTTTCTTCGAGCTGTTTGATTTTCTCTTGAGATTTAGGATCCTTACCCCTGTTCTCAATCTGTGTAAAATACTTTTTCTTCAGCTCTTCTATTTTTGCTTCAGCCTTTTCTGCCCGTTCCTTCATGTCGTTAAACGTGAGGAACATACGCTGATAGTCTTTTACAATGTAGTGAATAATCTGGTCCACAGGAACGTCTTCCTGCGGTTTTCTGTTGTGATATTCAACATCCATATACTTAGTTGCTTTGTTGTAATTTCTTTATTTGGATTTCGATTTTTTCCTTTTCCTGCCGCAAGTATCTGAGCGCATCCTTCATCGTTTCCTGAATGACGTATTGCTTAGCCATCAGAATTACGTTGGTGATTGCCGCTTCCTCTTTGGGGATAGCTCCATATTCTTCTGCTTCTTTCAGCTGTTTTCTCTGCTTCAGTACATAATCGAAGTCGCGGCTAATTTGGTTAATCTCCTCCTTCGTATAGGTATCTTTCTGAGGGACCAAGTTCTTACACTCGTCCTGCAGGTATTGTGGAATCAAGTCTTTTTTCTTCATCTATTTTCTATTCCCAGTTTTTATTAGCTTCTATATCCTTTGCCCAAGCAATTTCTTTCCGAAGATGGTCTATTGCTTGCTGATTATCGTCGTTCTTTGGAAGAGATTCATAAATACGTAAAGCATCTTCTTCTGATTGTATATAGTCAGCAGGGAAACCACCTATAGCCATCAACCTATCTGCATAATCCAACGATTCGTCTTTAGCTGGGTCCAGGATAAATCTCTGGAATCCCCATGATGCGCCACGATTGAATTCAAACGATTCTTTCTCGGCAGCTATTAAGTCAGGGAGGCTTTTCTCATATTTGAGTATAGCTTCAATATCCTCTTTATAAGTAGGTTGCCTATTTTTAACGACATCGGCAACTACTTTATTTACTGTCCATACGGCTCCACGAACAAAATCTTCTGATGCGTTCTTATATGCCTTTCTTGTATATGCTTCTGCTGTAATCATAGTGCAAAGGTACGAAAAATCCGCCTAAAACCAATAGGCGGATGACTTTTTTTTGTTCTCGAAGATTTTTGGTTTATACAGATCTGCGACAGGTGAACTGTGCCAGGCAGGAAAAACCTCTTCATGTTCTCGAATGATGTTTACTAGGTCGTAGTAACATTGAGGATGAACTTGTATGTCCGTCAATAACTGGAGTTCATAGGATTGCAGGGAGCGGATAACCTGGTCTTCAAGCTGCTTGGCTGTTCGGCCCTGAGTGATGACGTAGCTGCGAAAGACTTGCATCTGTTCCTGTGAGAAGTATGTATAAGCCAGAACGTTCTCTATCTTGATGAGACGTTCATGCAGCTGCTGATAGCTATCCCAGATATGTTCACGGATGGCGAGGCGACGACATAGGTTCAGGAACGGAAACATCGTGGCTCCAAAGTATTTGCCCTGTGCTGATTCCCGCCAATCAGAACGACTGGAGAGACGGAGAATGAACGCTTCGATGGCGGCGTCGCGTTGAGACTCCAGAGAAGTGATCAGCGCGTCAACACGCTCACGCGACGCAGGAACCACGTTCTGATTCGAGACGATACCGAAGCCGTTTGGCGTTAACACCAAATCGAACGAAGGGATGGCGGTCATGTAGGCGTGACAGGCTACGAGCTTTTCCAGAGGGTAACGGAAACGCTCATTAGGTCCGAAGCTATTGGATTCGGCAATCTCATTAAAGATAGCTTCCGGAACGAAGGTGTCTATAGCCCATTGCTCGGCAGTCTCGAGGTATGGGTAAAGCTTTTCAATCAATGTGGGTTCACCTTCTACGGTGGCCAGTACATTAGGTATGAGCATGCGCAGCTGCTCGTCTGTAGTGATCAGTTTCATTCTTCTACGGATTTATTAGGTGTAACAAGTTTAGCATCGCGGTTCTCGTCCAAGGTGGAGAGCATGATGAACGGGCAATCAGGCTTCACACCTTCCCATCCATTATACCTTATTATTATATAATGGACGGTGAACAGCAGGTCGTGGTACGGTTTTTGGAGGGCTTGGGCGATGGTATAGAGTTCACGTTTGTCGCTACCGCTATTGTTGCTCTGGCTCTTGCCAGGCACAGAACCCACAAGGTTCGAATGTACGCGCAATGTGAAGCACATCATGTTGACAGCCTCTATGATGTCCGTTGACCAGTCGCCGCCCTCCTTATCCGTTTCCACTTTGTTGATGACCACGTCGTGCTGCTCTTTTCCGTCTGGAGACACATAGAACGTTGAGAACAGCGCTTTGCCTGAGTTCTCCATGCCAGTGAGGAAGTTGATGATTTTCTCCTTCTCCTCCACTACCCTTTCCATCTGCTTTTTGCGGTCGGTGATTGCCTCCGCCTTGAAGATGTCGTCCCAGTAGCGATTGGCAATCTCAATGTGATACTTGATAGGCGCTGAGTTCTTCAGCTTCGCCTCCTTGGCCATGCCAATCAGTTTCTTGATGTTATACCAATTCCCTTTGAACAAAGCCCCATAATACGGGATTGGGTAATACGTACTGTCAGGAGTCGGCACACGAGAAACAATGGCGAACTTACGAGTCTTTGTTTTCGAATGACTATGAGCTGCAGGATGGCTGGGACAAGTAGATGACTTCCCCAATCGCTCCTGCAAGTCGCACCAAGGAGAATGGAAGTCCAGAAGCTCTATCTTCTCCACATCATCCTTCGAGCTGATGCTCTTACGCCAGTTGGCATAAAGAAGATATGGGATGCGCCCATCTTTCTCTGCAGGAGCAAAGCGACAATAGCATGCCTCCTTTCGGAGAATGCGTACAATTTGAGAGCCGTCGCCATTGAGGATGATGACCGATACGCAAAATCCGAAATGCTTGAAGTCCTGGCAGACACCAAGGAAATACGAGGCGATGTCGTTATCCATCTGGAAGTGCTGCACCTCTTGCTGTACCTTCCGCTTGGCTTCTGCGGTGTCATACACCAAGCCTGAGCCATAGCAGACTTCTGCATTGAAGATTTGACAAGTAGAGAGTGTCTCGTCCGACTCGATAAGCTCCAGTATTTTGTAGGGCATCTCGTTGTCGGCACCCCAAGGCATATATTCATATCCCTCATCTATCTTGACGGGTATGATATCCGACTGTTCACGGAACACCTCGGATGAGTTGACTGTGAAAGCAGCACTGGCTTTCAAGTCAGGAATAACTTCTACGGAGTTAAAGGAAAGGTCTTGATTCATATCTTTAGTTTTTTTGCTGCAAAGATAATAGAGAGGTTATGATTCTGAAAAGACACAGAATTTTCGTATTACATCTACCCTGATATTCAACATATTTTGGATATTCCGTGAATAGAAATACAACAATCAATATAATTATGTTAATCTGCCCTAAAAATTGGTCATTATGAGAATAATAATATAAAATATTTCCTATATTTGCAATAACCAAAACCAACAGACCTATGTATACAAAGACGGAATCAAAAGATGAGAAGATGACGGCCAACCAGAAGAAGGTTGAATCGAGTGTGAAGAAGCCTATGCCATCTATTTGGTACTCTTAAAAACATTAGCGCGACACCAACCTCGGTGCCGCGCCATTTTTTCGTCAATTATAAGACATCAAAAAAGTGACCCTCTTCGCAGAAAGCCACTTCCAAAATTGTTTTTAGAAACGGTACATGCATAAAATGGCTATGCATGACCGCGGATAAAGCTACCTTCACAGGCGGCTATTATCCTAGCAAAATATCTCTAAAGCTTACGATCTGTCTTTCTGGTACGCAAACAAAACATGGGCCTGCGTATCCCAAAGCCTGAAAATCTGGGTTCCGGAAAGACCCCCGCATACAGACAATGAGACGACAAGCCCACGTATATACGTGAACCGTCGTACTCCGTCTTGTATGCTTATGAATTTTCCGGATTCAGATTTTCAAGACAGAAGCGCGTCGCTTCGTATTTCCAATAAGAGTACTGCGGGTGCACGTATGCAAGAGCAGTAAGAAAGGCTGCACCTTTGCGCAACAACTTTCCGGGTGCAAAGGTACGAAATAATTCTGAATTATTCGGCATCTACAAGAAAAATGTGCTGTTTTGCAGCTACATATAGACCTCCATGCCGTTCAGCATGAAGACCTGTACCTCTCTTGTCATACGAATCTGATTGCTGTCCAGCAATTTGAATTTTCGCGTACCTTTATAGTGGTCGTACTTGATGCAGATGCATCGTTTCCATTCTTGGATTTCCCCTTTGGAAGTCCAGAGTCTGATATCTACTGGCTCAGGCCTGTTCAGAATGAGCCTTGCTGTTGAAATGTGAATACTGTTCATATATTATAACCATTCATTGCCATCGGCATATTTCCATGTGAACTTCAGACGGATAAGTTCCTTGTCAGAGTCCGATACTTCAGATGTGATATCGCTGATAAGCACCTTCTCATAGCTACCGTCTTCTATGCGCCGTTTTACGAGCTTCGATGTCAGCATCTGATTCAGCCACTTAGCTTCATCATATGGTAGCTGTGCCGTTTCCACTTCATGTTTGATCTTCACCGTTTCGTCGTAGAACTGTGTTTTGTGCCCACATACCGCCTCGCTACGATCCACCTCCGTCTTGATGGACGTAGTACCAAAGAGAGAATAAATTTCCTCCACGTTAAAAGTGTTTCGGAATGAGAACACCTCTGTTGGTTCTTCGTCTGTGAAAAAGATGTTGAACTGCCGCACACCAATATGGTACTCTACCCCATGGACTATACAGTTGGTATTCATCGCTTGGTCTACCGACGATTTAAAACTCTGATGCGGCAGGTTGACCGTGACTATCTTCTCTGAGGTAGATTGCATCTTCCCAAGGTCAGCTTTATATGTATTAATCTGCCCAGGAACTGAGCGATGAGAATAATAAATTAAGGCATAATTTGAACCTTGGGTATTGGCCTTTGTGTAGTTGCTCAGCTTCAGCTGAACACTACGAGGTATCAAGGCACTCTTCCGACTTGTTAGGAAGTTGCAAGAGAGGAAACCCTCTGAATCATCAACCGTCTTGTACCGGCTATAGATTACTTTGATGCCCTCCACCGTCACAGTGACAGGCTCCGGTGTAGCGTCATCGAACGTCATGTGCATATTACCATCCTCGTCGTAAGTAACGGTTGGCGCTTTGTTCGTCGGCTCAGCGGCCACAATCTCCAACGTTGCGTAACTCATTTGCCGGTCTGCCATTGCTGCCTCAATGATAGAACGGATATCCCTGACCACAACAATCTCCTGGTACGGGTAATATGTCGATGAGAATACCTTCGAAGTATTCACATAGATGGACACCTCCAGCGAAGGCTGGTCAGTCTCATATTCGATTTCCTCCGGCAGATGTGCAGTCAGATAGATGCTGTCAAACTCTGTATTGATGGTTGTTGCCATAGCGTATGTCTTATTTTTGCTGCAAAGGTAAATAAACCAAGAAAAATGCGAAAAGACATGGAAAGATAGCCCTCTTACATGAAGGCTATCAATCCAGCAGCTTCTGCAGCTGAGTAAACAGGAGCTACATCCACAGGCTCTGCCTGCACCTTCTTGGTGCGGGGCTTACGAGCCTTCTTTGACTTAGCTTCAGCCTCTGGCTGCTGCTCAGCTTCCGGCTGTACTTCCTGCTCTGCAGGCTGCTCGGCGGCATTTGCTGCCTTTTGCCGAGCTATTTCCTCAGATAGCATTTTGAGGGAATCATCATCGATATAGAAACCTGTCTGCTTCTTCAGCAAGAAAGCGAACCTCATGGCCTTATATGCACTCTTGCAGTATGCCTGCTCCTGTTCTTCACCTGTGATGCCTACTGCCCACACATTGTTCTCACTCTTGTTAGACTTCACGATTGAAACGATAATAACTTTTGCTTCCATAATACTTAATTTTTAAATTGTTAATACTATATTTGATGAATTATATTTATGCTGCTTTATAGACTTCGATGAATGTAATATCTGCCATCAAATCAAGGGCCATGTCCTCTGCTTGCTTTGTGGCTTCAGCAAATGTATCTGCCTCTACCTCGTACTCATAATACTCGCCATCCTCACAATTGACAACCACACTGTAGATATTGCCTGGATAACAACGCTTGCTGTATAACCTGCTGTGAGTGAAAACCGATGTTTGTACATTCTGTGTCATAATTATTATTTTTAAATTGTTTGACTTCTTGTTAATGTAGCTCCGTGGAGCTTTTGTAATTTTTACATTGCTTCAGAAGTAGACAGGGAGAAGGTATGTAAATGCAAGGAATTACCAGCAAAAATCATGGAATACCCCATTTCCTTTGTGGCATCGCCAAAGCTTGCGAAGGCAATACCGTAAGGGAATGCACGAAGAAAATGCGGAAGGCTGCTGTGATTTTTGTACAGGAATCGGGAGCCAGTGACCAGTACTTGCAGAATACCGCCTGCACTAACTTTGCAAGGGAAAAATCGAAAGCCCAACGGGAAAGCTACATGAGAAGTCCAACATGCCAAGGGCAAAGAATTAACACAGCCAAACAATTTACCCACATAGCAGGTACAGCCAGCGCCATTTACTTCACTACCCCTAAAGGCAATATACATTGTGTAACTAAAACATAGAGGATGGCAACAATGATGTAAGCAGTATGTGGTTAGAAGTCTAATGTTCCACTTATTATGCCACATAAGCAGAGCACATGACCTTATCCATAATACTTGGCAGATACTATCGATGTCCAGAGCATAAGGCTTCAGCCATCAATCATCAATAAAGGATAAGAGAATAGAATCTATTGGAAGCAAATCACTTCTGTCTGATGTGAAGTCAGAGTGACTAGAACAATGGGCGGTAAAGACTACGATATATGAAGAACAGCAGGCATACAAAGAGTGTAACATAACGTATTACGCAAAACATCATTGACGAATGCAGACAGATTCGGATGTGTTTCGTATATTTGTAGGGTAAAAAAAGATCTTAGAGAAATAGTGATTATGAAAAAGAAGACTGAATTAGAGTGTATGACATCCAGTCAGTTTCTAAGCCTTATACTTGAGGGCAGTGCAAACAGTGATACAGCCATGTACTATCTGCTGACTAAGCGGATGAGCATACCACTATCGCGAATCTACCAACGATTCAGTCACCATTTGGAAGATTTATTTGAAGATGTTCTTTCCGACTTCTTCCTCTATCTACGTAATGGCAGTCTATTCAGAGAAGCTGAAACTTATCCGTCGTTACGTCGACTCCGAGACAAATCCAAGTTTCGCTCCTGGCTTTGCATCACCTTTAGGAACTACCTTACGGGAAAGGTTGTCATGAAACGCCAGATGAAATATACCGGGCTTGACATTGAGAAAGTGATAATGATGGATGTTGACAACTATGATTTAGAAAAGCACATCCATGAAGCTTCCTTTATTATCGCTTATACTTATCAACATGCACAGACATCAAGGCGTCGCCTGTTAATTATGTATGTACTTCTTAGGGCTGTCGACAGAAACAAAACACAGCATTACAAGGAATTGGCTGATATTCTCTGCGTGTCGTATGATACATTACGTGTGGACTTACACAGGGCTTTTTCTGCCATATTCCGCAATCGCGACCGATATCTCCGTAATAGTGAGCTACGTCTTGATCGTGAACACGACCAAATGCGTAGACGTATCAACGACAGTATCCATAAAAACCTTTATGAGACATTGTTCCATTATTACAAGATTAACTATTTTATTGTGACCGGTCGTGTTATTTGGTGATAAGTCTAGGAATCAAAGAAACGGCGTGCTTGTTTTATCATGTCATTCTGACTTCTTCATTGCATTGTAATTGTAAATAGCATCAATGTTGACAACAGCATTATCCAAATATAATTCATACCTTTATTGTCATATCATCAAATAGACGATGACGCAACAGATGGCTGCGACCGGGAATAGTCCCAATCGGAACCATGCTGCTACGATGCCTGCCAACAGCGCAATGATGCCTGGTAATGGAGTCGGCGTAGCCAGAATCATATCTGGGAAGGTCATCACAGCCAGCGTGACGTAAGGCACATAATACAGGAAGCTGCGCACAAAGCGGTTGTGTAACTCCCCTTTGATCAGTACCATTGGTGTCACGCGGATCAGGTTGGTGATGACAATGGCCAGGAGGATATAGATGAGAATACTATGCTGCTCCATCATCTTCCGTCTTTATAGGTTTAAGCCATGCGGCCACTGCTGAAATGACTATTGTCAGCATCACTGTACGCATTCCACTGCTCCACTGGCCGATAACAGGAGCCACAGCACACAGACCACTCAACACGAAACTGGCTATCAGCGCATAAAGCACGTTACGGTCTTTATGGGCAGGAGGAATGATGATAGCCAGGAACATACCGTAAAGCGACATACTCAGGGCTGTCACCATCGGCTGGGGCAATAGACTACCAGCCACGATGCCCACAGCACAACCCGATGCCCAGAACAACGTCGATATCAGGGCAGCCGAGTAAGTATAAGCTGGTGGTGTATAGCCTGGATGGGCCACAGAGATGCCAAACACCTCGTCAGTCACGCAACAGGCCATCAGTATGCGGTGAAACCATGATGTGCCAGGAGCAATCTTCTGCGACAGTGCCGCACTCATCAACATATAGCGCAGGTTGGCCACCAAGCACATGGCTATCACCTCCACGTAGGCAGCCTGTACCGCAACTAGCGTGTATGTGCCATATTCGCCTGCCGATGCACGGGTGAAGAAGCTGCTCAGGAATCCCAAGGGTGCCGTCAGACCTGCCCTCGCAGCAATGATGCCAAGCGAGAACGTCACAGCAAAATAACCCATCGCAATGGGTATGCCGTCACGCAAGCCGTGTATGATATGTTGTCGATTCCCTGCCATCGTTCTTATATTGAGAGTGACATCTTGCGGCAAAGCGTGTCGAAAAACAAGATTGTGTTTTCTGGCACAAACCCATAGGAAGTATAAAGGTGTGCCAACTTTGGATAACTCTCATCACAGATCAGCGTGACGCAATGAAAACACTTTTCCTTGGCCATTTCTACCGCATCGTCAAATAAAAGTCTCCAAAGTCCATGCCCACGAAACTCTGGAATGATGGCCAAAGAGTCAAGATAGTATTCACCTGCCATCGTCTCTGGAACGTTACCCGAACTGAGCAGTCTTCCGTCGGGCATCACCCAGGTATTCCTTCGCCTTTCCTCATGCGTGGCACCGTCGTAGGAGATAAGACCACCAGCCAGTTTACCATCGCACCGAAGAAGTCGAGTATTCTGCCAACTATAGAGCGTATTATCGCGAGCACCGTGTTTTTTCAAAAACGAAGGCACGCCATCCATGTGCATCCCTTGGGCTACAATCCATGCAATGAAATCTGCATCTTCAGGTCTGGCTGAGATAATCTCTACGTTCACCATATCCTTTTCAAATATCAAAGTTTTCCGACAAGTAAGTGAGAATGTCATCAGCTGTTACCTCACTGACCTCATGCCATAGTCTCGCCTGTTCAAGGAATCTTGCATGGTCTTTCCGATTTCTCTTGCAATCCTTTTCACAAATATATTTAAGCCAGCCCCTATATTCAGGGAAAGCCTCTCCTTCGTACGTTCCAGCCATAGCATCAAAGAATATGGATGGCATGTCGTCATCCGACACTTCCTGTTTGATGGTATATTCATGTCGGAATTCCCCTTTACTAGTTCGAATTATAGCTTGGCCGTCTTTCCAACTGACATAAAATCTATTATTATTAATATTAAATTCCATCTTAGAATAATTAACTTGACTTTATTCTATGTTTCATAATTTTTCTATTTTATTCTGCAAAATTACACATTTTATTTCATTATTCCAAATATAATACGTACCTTTGTAGCCAGATGCATCAAGAGCAGCAGCCAAACGGCTGACTCGCCAACCGAGTAAGGATACCACGGTGGCCAAGGTACGATGCGGAAGAACAGTATTAACTTCAAAAATATCCTATTATGAAACAGACAAATTCAAGTTACAAATTCCACGTGGCCAGACTCTCGTCTACACCAGTTCCCAAGTTACTAGAGTATTTCAATCGTGAGGTCGGCAATCGAGGCTGGACCTCCGAACGTGCTGCCTATGACACAGCCCTCATCGATGCCCTCATCAATAAAGGTATCGATGTCTCTGCCGTCTATGATGGTACAAGCATATCATTTAAGCGCAAGGTTTCCTTGGATTCCGCAAGCAAGACGCTAATAGCCCTTGCCTAGATACGAAAACCGCCTTTGCAGTCTGCTCTTTGCAAGGCGGTTTGTTTTCAATCCCATTTCACCAAATCACGAGGCAAGAGAATCTTCTTTGGCTCGCCTCTTTGCCCATCTATGTAATAATAGTGGGCTAAGTAGTCATCAAATTGACTAAGGAATGCCTCACGAATACGCGAGCATTTCTCATTGATGGAATTTTTTAGAGGATCGGTTACGTCCATAATACTTTTGATAGCAGCTTCTTTCTCGTACCTGTATCCTCTTACCTTTTTGTACAAATCCATCAGTTCTTCTTGGTAATCAGGCAAATGTTTGAATATAATACCTTCAGGATGGTTGAGGAACAATAAGAATACCGCCTTTTGTATAGGAGTCATTTTAATCTCCATGAAATAATCGATTAACAGAATATCATATCTCTTTGTAATATGAAGTCTGCTCAATCTTTCATTTGTATTTAAAGCAAGCCTTTTGATAATATACGTGCTGATTCCCTTTTTCTTCAGTTCCTCTATGCGGGCTTGCACTTCTTGAATCATGACTTTTGCCTCATGGTCGAAGTTGTCGTCTGCATCTAACAACAATTTATCTGTATTTGGCTCTATGTTAGAATCGAATGCAGATTCTTTGGGGGAAGATTTCTTCTCGTATATGTCATTCAAGATGTGATTTAGAGCTCCTTCCAGTTTGTCGTCTCCTTTAAAAGATGATTCTGTTAGTGAAAGACCTCTTAATTGGCATTCAGCATCACGGCATTCTTCATCTACATAACCAGGAATATAATAAAGGAGTGAAGGTGGTATGGATTCTTTCCCCTCCGGGTTAGTCATGTAGTTGAGTATAAAGTTATCATCTGTAATATACTTCAAATGCCCATTTTTACAATATGGAGCATTATAATGTAACACCTCGTATCTATCGAGTTCACGCTTCAAATAAGGTATGTAACAGAAATCATAACCATGTGATGCAAAATAACTATGGATGCGGTGGTAGTTCCTCATAATATGAAACTCCACATCTCTACCCGTGCTGCCTTGAATGTAAATGATTTGCTTTTCTTCAAGTTCAAAAGGCAGTTTTTTCAGTCCTAAGGTAAAGTACATACGCCAAATGATTCAATTTACGGTGCGAATATACAAAAAAAATATCGAATTGCAAGGCTTGCAGACGTAAAATGTTTGGAATTATCTTTCTTTCCTAGTATTTTTGCAGCATATAATTGATTTGAGAAATAAAAATGTCTGCATATGGAAAAGTACAAATATACCAAAAATGACTGTTTCTTGATGAAGGGTTCAGATATTAATGACCCGATGACTGTTTATCAGATCACCGATATTGATGAAAAACATATATGGGCAAAATCATTAAGCATAACAACCCAAATGGTACATGGCTGGCCAATTTCAAATGAGTACGACGAAAATATCCCCGAAAATGCAATCCCCCTGCCATTAAATTCATGGCAATGGGCTAGAAAACAAATGTCATCATTTGTAAAAGAGACAATTTCATACCTATACGATAATATTATTGATGGAAAAACAGATATTATTATCGGAGGCCACTATCTAGACAGAGGTAGTGATATAACCACTGTAGAGGAAATAGGAGATGAGAGAATCAGATTCAAGGTATTCAAAATAGATGAAGATTTCATCTCTCCATGTTGGAAAGGAGATTGTGGTAAGGTCCATACAGAACGTTGGCATGCCATTTCTGACGAGAACTACAATGAGGTTAAACGCAGGTACAATGATCTACTATCAAAATTAAGAAATAAATTATGTCGATAATACAACAAGTTCTAGGACATCTAAACAAATGAATACATATAATTATTATAATGGCATCAAGGTGTGTGATAGCACATTCTATAATAATTTAGATGAATGTATCAACCAGGTATTTAACAAGAATGAAAACGACATTAAGGCTGACGTGAATGTTCTTGATGACTTGGATTATATAGAAAGTCATCCAGAATCAGATAGAACTGACGTTTTAGAGTGTCACCTGCATCTATGTTCTGATTCCATTAAGCTCCATGATATAATCATGTTCGCCCAAATGATTGAGGTTGAACAAGATTCTTTTGAAGTGTACCGTTGCGAAGAAAAGGGATTCTATCTCTATTGGGAAGAAACAGTAATTCATCCACCACTTAACCAACAGGTCGTATGAAACTGGCGATAATTGGAAGCAGAAATTGTCCGAAGATAGTGATGGCGTTGACGGATTCTATCCGAAGTATGATGTCGACGAGTTAGAATCTGTATTAAATTGGTAATCATCTGGTAGAATAATTAGAACCATCAGTAAGAGCAGAAAGGCCGGCTGCCCTCTTATATGAGTTATGGGGATTTGGCCACCCCCACTGATGGTTCTTTAAAGAGTTTCCAGAACAGAAGGCACTTCTGCGAAGGCACAATTCCTGCGAATATAAAACCATTCTGGAGCTAAAGCTGGTAGTGCGCTACTCTTTTACACCAAAGCACATTTTCAAAGAGAATGGGGAACTTGTATCTCCTCTGCCTGCCATTTATAATTTATTAATGTACCACACTTCTTCTGGAACATATATGTCCGCATTAAAAAGTTCATCAATTATTTCTTCTCCCCATCTATTAAGGGCAAATTGTTTTAAAGCTTCTCTAACTTTCAAATGAATGCTTGGGCAATATTTCTTAATGAAATACTCCTCATCACCATCAGATGGCCATTTTTTATATTCTTCTGTTTGAATCCATGTCTTTTGGGCATCACATAGTTCTTTGAACTCTAATTTTGTTAAAGAAACAGGAAAACCCTCATACCAATCATCATAATGGGTTTTTAGATGAATTAAATCCACATGAAACATGTATTTCCTCTTAAACTCAGGTGCAATATATGCTTTGCAACACCTCCAATGTCCATCTCCGAATTGATGCCAATAACCATAATAGAATCTTATTTCTTTTGGTATCATCGCACAAATCTGTTTTGCAAGCTCATATCCCTGATTTATCCACTCTTCCATACCTTCAGTCGTGAACTCGGCAATATCTGTATATGGATCATATTTGTCTGCTTGCATAAACCAGTCTTTCAGACCTTCTATCGAAGCCGTTGAATACTCCTCATCCCCAATGAAGAATAAATCATAATCTCCAATAGCCACTCCTTCTTCATCCCAAAACAATGGGGAATAAGTGGTATCTGGCTCCATTACGATGGAATCTGGATAGTTTTCTTTCTCTTTACTCATATTCTACATAATACAAAAGTGCCATCGGGGGGCGGTGGTACCCCCATCAGTCATAGTGACGGAATCTGCAATTCATACAGAAATGTCAGTACCCGGTAGCAACCGACTTTCTACTCCTGATGGCACGTGGTTGGAACGATTTATTGTCCTTTTATCACAGCAATAGGTTCCAGCTTTGTTTTCACCTTCACCAAATCGGATTCAAGTGCAATCACCTGATCAATGTTCTTATATGCACTGGCAGCTTCGTCCAAGTCTCGTTGAGAGCGGATGCTGTGGACGATGCCCTTGGACTCCATCATTTTGATTTCATCTTCAAGGTTAAGCGTCTTGATGGCCTGAGAACGGCTCATCAGACGTCCAGCACCATGAGAAGAACTCATAAAGCTGTCAGGATTACCAAGTCCTTCGACAATGTAGGAACTGGTACCCTGTGAGCCAGGAATAATTCCGATTTCTCCAGCCCTTGCACGGACTGCACCCTTACGATGAACGATACAGTTGTGCCCAAAGTGGTTCTCAAAAGCCGCATAGTTGTGAGCTATATCTATCGTTGGCTCAAATTCTGCCAATGGCAGAGCATCTGAGATAACTTCTTTAATACGCTCCCTCATCAGCTGACGGTTGCACTTGGCGAAAGCCACACAATAGTTCATCTCTCCCCAATAGTCATTGAACTCATGGGTCTTCAGAGGCAGGAAAGGCAGCATCAGTTCAGATTCCACCTTACTGTAGTACAACTCATTGAACCATTTGGCTCTTTTGTTGTAGAAATCACCTACCTGCTTGCCAAGGTTACGAGAGCCAGAGTGAATCATAATCCACAGCCAGCCCTCCTCGTCTCGCTGTAGCTCTATAAAATGGTTGCCACCACCCAGCGTTCCCACCTGATGGTGGATGGACTTATAGTGGTTCTTCACCACAGGCAGCTTTTCCAAGTCAAATCCAGTAGGCAGATACTTTTCATCCTGCATTTCCTCATGATGATCCATTCCCAATGGGATGCGCTCACGTATTCCCTTCATAATGACCTTACGAAGAATCTTCTCTGTCAGTCGACGGGCGCGAATGTTTGTCTTCACAGCACACATACCGCAACCGATGTCAGCTCCCACAGCATTAGGAATGACCACATCCTTTGTGGGAAGTACTCCTCCGATGGGCATACCCATACCTCCGTGACAGTCGGGCATCAGGGCTATATGATGGTGAACGAAAGGCAGAGAAGCCAAATTTTCAATCTGCTTACGTGCTGTATCGTCGAATTCGGTAGTCCACATCTTCACTACCGTCTTTCCTATCATTTCTACTTTTTCCATAATCTTTTACACATCAATCTTTTTAATAACACTCAGGGCATTTTCACCCTTGTCAATGGCAGAGAGAACGTCAAAGACGCGGTCACTCCAGCCAGCTATCAGATATACATCAGGTTCTGCAAGTCGCATTGGCAACTGACCATAACCTGCGAGGTCAAAGAGGTAAAGTTTGGCATTCGGTGCCATTCTCTTATACTTTTTCCAGGAGTACTCAAAGGTCTTATTTCGACCAGTGCTATCCCACATTTGCATATCGGTGAACATCATCACCTTATCCATTACCATTTTTTGCTCTACGAGCCAGTCAATGACCTTATAACCATTGGTACTGAATCCTACGGTATTGCCCAATCGCTCCAACTGACGAGTGCCCATCAGTATATTGTCATTGGGCATGTTCACGACCTTCCAATCATCACCAAAAATACCTGCAACAACCTGCTTGCATCGGTTTCTGAGCAACATAGAGAGAAGGATGCCAATGTCATAGTTGCGTATGGTACTTCTCTGACTGATTGGTGACCACATAGAGCCGCTGACATCGGAAGCTAACAGGACACGGGTGTTCTCGTCAAACCCTTCTATGTTGCTGGCTGAACACTTCACGGCAGCCTCCAAAGCATTCATCAGTGCAGTAGTATGAGTTGATTTTACTTTCTCAATCTCTCGATATGCCGACAGATAGCGGAAAGGCAACTGCTTCGACTTTGCGACCTGCTCAGCATCAGCCAGGCGATTAGCCACCTTCTGCATTTCAAGCAATGACACATCAGCCTGAAGAATATTGCGCAGGTTGCGCATTTGTGCCATATAGCCAAGCTTTCCACTGTTAATTAACTCTTCCCACTTTTCGCGGACAGCCTCCAGCTTCTTCTCATCAGAATCAAACTTCTGCTGTCCTAGAGCCGATAGCTCAGTTTCCCAGGTATAGGGAACCTCTAGCTGACGGTTCATAATCTTATCAAAAAGAGCCTGCTGCTGCTCGTCTTTGGCCTTAGGGTGTACCAAGAACAGCGCATCGCGAAGCTTCACTTCGAGATTATCACGGTCATACTTGGCGAACTGGTATTCATCGAAACGGTTGAAAGCACGCTGTAGACCATTCTGGATCTGGCGCGACAGCTTGCCAAGTTTCTTGCGCTCATCATTCGATGGATTTCGCCACTGATAGCACATCAGCAACTCCATAATTTCATCTGCACGAAGAACGGTCTTCTCAACAGCTCTTGCAACCAAGTCATCGCCGTTGTGTACTTTTGCCAGGTCCACCAGCAACAGCATGGGGATGCTACGAAGATGCATCTCCGTGCGGGTGTAGACTGCAAGCTGTGCCACAAACTCTGGTGATACCTTACCTATAAGTTGGGCAATACGGTTTGTCCGCTCATCCTGCTTCTCGTAGAATGTATCGCTTAGCGATGCAGTCACTACAGCAGAATAGAGTTCCAACTCAGGTGTCATAGCATAAGCCTTGGCACCCTCATAGTTCTTTCCAGTCATCATTTCCTTCAACATCGAATTGTACTTCATCTTCTTTACATCTTTAATTGTTAAACATCTGTCATCTATAGAAAACGGTGCAACAAGCGCGGAGAGTCTTTTTGTTGTCTTTCGATTACAAGTCGAACGCTCTTACCTATTAGCCAGAAGTAACTCTTCACTACGGCAACCGTTTTAATTTAAGGTGTCAGCTTGCTGACAAACTTTAAAACAAGCAGAAGCTACAGGCGGGTAACAGAGCGGGAGTCCGCAAAGATTTTTGAGAAAAACCAGTAAAAACACTCCCTAAGAGCGGTGCGATGTATCTGTCGCCCTACGGCATTCTGCTTTTTGTAGCGGAGGCAGGACTCGAACCTGCGACCTCAAGCTTATGAAACTTGCGAGCTGTCCAACTGCTCTACTCCGCGATATTAAGCAAGGCTACAATCGAAAAGACCCTGATAATGCTCTACCAAACTGAGCTACGTGGATTATCCACGGCTGGGCTCGAACCAGCGACCCTTAGCTCCTATTGCGAAGTATGTCTTATCTACGGCACTTGCTTTTAGGATAGTGAGGCAACAGGCAGAGAGGGTTCTGAACTACACCAGCGAACTAGTGACTGGAATCGAACCAGCGACTTTCGGAACCGGAATCCGACGTTCTAACCACTGCGAAGCATTCTTCACATAGAACGACTTCAGAATGTTCAGGCGGTTGCCTGACGGCTGACCAGCAACTATCCAGTTGATGTTGGCATTGTAGTCCATGCCAATGCAAATCGGGGCCAGAGGATTCACATCCTCGTCGGCACGGGAGTCCAAGCATCCCCCAATCGTGCTGAACTGCGACGCTGCTTTGATGTCATAGTTCTGCTGGCTCGTCTCTTTAAGAATCTTGTCGTAGCCCAGCTCGTCCAGATACGCAAAGTTCGAGGCATCATACTTGTGATGTTCCTGCATCGACGAGTAGAAACCGTCGTGTGTGATGCCGATACGCTGACAAAGGATAGAAGTCTGAAAGGTCTTAGGCGTCAAGTCACGCTTCATCTGACGCAAATACTCTTCGCCCAGGAGTTGCAGGTTCTCAATGGTGCTGTACTCCTTATAGTACACCGCCACAGAGCGCATCTTATTTAATGACTGGTCTAGCCATTTCAAGTAACCTTTCAGGTACTGAGGAATGGGCTGGTGCTGCTCCTTCAGACGGGCAATCCGCTCCTTTGTTTCCCAAATCTTATAGATGGTGCCCTGAATCGTCTCGATGAGCTGAGGATCCATCTTCTCCCGATAATGCAGGAACCAGGAGCCCTTCTGTGTCTGTGGCATATCGGAGAGCACCATCATGGCATGGTTATAAGAATGATGGCCGAAATACGAGCGAATACCACCGTTGGCAGGAAGCGTCTCGTCCTTCAGTTTGTTGTAGTCAATGAACTTCGCCTCGTCAATGAGAAGCCAAGAAAGCGTCAGAGAGTTCGAAGAGCCAGGGCGGTCCTGAGAGATGATGACCGCTATAGAGCCATTATAGAACGTAATGACATGTTCATAGTCAGCCGGCTCCGTGATGGGCTTTCCGAAGGATTTTGGCGGTTTACGGCCAACCACATAGTGGATGCCGTTGAGATAGCCCCATCGCTTCCATGCTGCCAATAGTCCAGGTATGGTATTCGTAAGGCCATGCTTGAAGGTTGGTACCACGATACCGCCAGTACTGCCTGGCATTCGCTGCATATTACGCAGCACGAATGGCGAGGCGATAGAGTCCGTCTTACCAGTACGACGGCCAGCGACAATGACAGTGGTCTTGGCACCGATGTACTGAGCCATCAACTGCGGTTTGTTGAAGTACACACGCTTCTCGTGCTGACGGGCTTCAGCATCCCATTGCTTCAGTAAATCAGGATTAGTATTGGTTGATATTGTTGACATAAAAATACCTTTGCTTTGAGCGCAAAGGTATTTTTATCTGTTTATATAATAAAAGACAGTATAGTATTTCTAATTGTTTAAGGGAGGACAAGGCGCAGCCCTTGTTCATCATAATACATATGGGGATAGACCGTATTGCGAAACGACACGCGACACTCCCTCGCGCTCCGATAATAATTGCCACCACGAGCCACTTTGATTTCTCCAAAAGACTTGCCTGTGGGATTCGTCTGTGCAGACGACGAATAGGAACCATGCCAATCCTGACATAACTCATGCACATTGCCACTCATGTCATAAAGCCCCAGTTCATTAGCAGGCTTCGTCTTGACATCATGAGTCGTATTTTTGCTATTAGTATCTAACCAGGCTACGTCTTCAACATTATTACTACCACTAAACTTATAGCCATGGCCTTTATTTCCACCGCGGGCGGCAAATTCCCACTCCGCCTCTGTCGGCAAACGGAAATTGCGTCCAGTTAATTGGTTTAATTTTTGGATGAATTCCAAACAATCATCCCAACTGACATTCTCCACAGGCTTGTTGTTACCTTTATACTTAGATGGATTACTGCCCATTACAGCTTGCCACAGTGCTTGAGTCACCTCAGTTTCTCCCATGTAAAAAGATGAGAGAGTAACCTGATGGACAGGCGTCTCATCTTTTTCAACAGACTTTCCCTGCTCACTTGTGCCACCCATTGTGAATGATCCACCTTCCACACGCACCATTGTATATGATGCACTGCCGACAGTAATTAAAAGATTCGCTCCAGAAGCAGTAACACGTGCTGGTGGGGCCTTGTAGGATTTGTTTAAAGGCATCTTTTTCCACACCAATCCTCCAGCACACTCCGTAAACATATTATCCCTTATAGCATGATTGTTATTCCAGGTGCCCTCATAAACAAGTATCTTTTTTAGATTATAACAGCATAAGAACATACCTTCCATGTCATCTACGTTGACAATATTGAAGCTTCTTAAATCCAATGAGGTCAGTTTTTCACAGCCCGCAAACATCTTGTTCATATTAGTTACCTTGTCCGTATTGAAATTGGTCAGATCGAGCGAGGTTATTTTTTTGCAGTTACAGAACATGTGATCCATATTCGTCACATTGTCTGTTTTGAGGTTTTCAAGTCCTGTAATACTAGTCACATTTTCCATATTAAGAAACCATGAATCAGTACTCTTAAGATTCTTGACCTGTTTGAATGATGGCGTGAAAACTACTCTTTGTATTCTTTCTGCAAATAGAAACCAAGGAATATCTAGCATATGTTTTACATTCAGAGGTACTTCATTTACGTCACCACCTTTAGGCTTTACACCATATGAGAATGTAAGCACATTGTTATCCATTTTCACCCAAGGCTTTTTTTGCGCCCATGCATCCTGAGTTGTTAGCATTAATGCTACCACCATCAGTGTTAATAACAATAGGAATCGTTTCATTATAGCTTTCATAAGTTTGTTATTAGCCATTATTATTTTGAATTATGGCACAAATATACATAAAAATACGATATCAACCAAACTATTTATTAAAAAAATAACGTAAACGACCTGTAAATGGACCTTGCGTATTACTTATTCATATTGCCATCTAACTCGAAGATTTCCTCAAAGTTCATGTCGGCTTCCTCGTACTCGATATTCAGCGTATCAGGGTTAGAAGCCCCAAGTTCCTTGGTGAGCTTCTTGATACGCTCATCGATGTTTGGCACAGGATTGATACCAACCACTCGCGGGTCGGTGGTTGGGAAGAATGGCTGCACCACAATCATGTGGTATGGAACAGCTGTCTCGTCCTCCACATCGATGCGGTTGTATTTTGCATACGAGGTAGCCGCTTTCTCCATCGTCTTCGTATCCTTGCGCTTCTTCGCCATCTGATACGTTTCCAGTATCATCTCGTTATAGCGCCAACGGTGATAGTCACGCGAGGCCTCGGAGAGATTTGGTAGCAGAGACTTCACAATCTTCAGGTCAGCGTAGGCCGTCACCTTCGAGATGCCGTAACGCTGCATGATTTCATCCACGAACTGGCGGTCTTTAGCGTCACAGTTCGAGATGCACCACGTCACCATATCACGCAGGCGCAGAATGTGCTCAACCTGTGTGATAGCGTATTTTGCCTCCAAATCCTCACGCTGGGTATAGAGGTCAGCACGGGCGATATCTATGATAGATGGTAAGGGCATGGACGATGGTTAATGGTTCAGGGTTAAGGGTTCATGGTTGATTTATTCGTCATCCTCCATGTCCATTAGATTCTTTTGGGCATTCTCCAAAGCAAGCGGGCTACCCACATACGCCAACTGCATTTCCTGATGCAGCAGCTTCACCTTAGAAGCGGCCTTTCCCTTGTGGTAACGCTTGCTTACCTCGGTTGAACGGTCGGCAATATCTTCGCGTAACTGCTCTGCAGGAACGTCAAAAAGCACAGCAATATCCGTAATCTTCAAATAAATCGAGGCATATTGCTCGATTTGTGCCAACATTTCTTCAGAATAGTTGATTTTCTCCATAAAGTTTGGTTATATTGAAATTATCACTTACCTTTGCAGCATCCCCACTCAAACGTGGAGAATTTGTTCTTTTGGGAGTGTTATCCGTGAGGATGGCGCTCCCTTTATTTATGGAGCTTCGCCAATCCTTTGGCGGAAGAGGTCGTATAGCGGAACGCTGTGATTATCGATTAAGTCTGTGACCTGAGCGTGTAGCGTAGCGAAGATAGCCTTATCAGTAGAGATAAACGCAGACTCGTGGCGGTTGCCTCGTGTTAGGTTCTGTGAGGTAATGACTGAGACGGTCTGGCCGCTCTCAGCCTGTACCAACAGAATCTTCGAGTGATTGTCAGTGAGGTAAGTACGCTCAATCACCTGCGTCATGAATGACCAGAGTTTGAGAGTCTTGTTCGTAGCCTTATGGTCTAGAACCAGGTTGAACTCATTGACTTTGCCACCTTTCTCTATGAAGAACAGCCTACGCAGGAACTCCTCAGAGATAGAGAATGAAGTCTGCCACACCTTGGCCGTGCCCACCTGTTCCAATATCCATTCAAGTAGGTCTGCTACCTGAATGGCATTGGATAGGTAGGCTTGTGAGCTACACTCAGAGAGCGGCTTCACAACGTCGGCCATTGATGCGGTTCGCTTCATCAGATGGATGATGTAAGAAGTAAGATGGAAGAAGTGACTATTTCTTCGAAGCCTTCTTCGTGGTACGCTTAGTAGTGGCTTTTGCCTTTTGAGGCTTAGCCTCTACAGGAGCGGGCTGTTCTTCCTTTTCAGCTGCATCTTCGGTTAATCCTTCAGAATTAACTGAAGTATCTTCGGTTTCATCAGCCAGACATTCATCCTCAGGTTCTGGGGCTGCAGTACTTTCACCAACTGGCGTGCCAGGAATGAAATGGTCATAGATGTCCCAGTTCTCAACGCGCTTCTTATCCAGCGCTATGATTTCCTTCAAGAATGGATAACGCTCACTGTCAGGGCAGGTAGCGTTTTCAAGGCTCAGCGTGCGCAGTTTCAGATGCAGTTCGCGCATACGATGAATCAAGTCCAGGTTCTCTACATAGAGCGCCTGAATCTCTGCAGGCAGCATGTCGTGGTCTGCTCGCCTGCCAGCCTTGAAATCCGCAAATTCCTGTGATTTGCCGGAGTCAGATTCACTAATACCATTAGTGCCAACTGACGAAGGATTCTGTAGTATGGCGTTAGGCTTAATGACCTTTTCTACGATCACATCCACTTGCGCCTGCATTTCGTTAACTTGGTCTTTCGTCATCTGCTTCAGCCGGAAGTTCAGGTACTTTTGAAGCTGCCCCTTGATGAATTCGGCCTTTCCTTTAGGATTGACCGAAATGTTGCGGTACATGATTTTATTACCCGACAGCTGGAGAAGCAGGATGGCACCCTCGTCCCAGTTCTTTTGGGCATCAGGCGTGTTGATCCAGGCCTGCAGCTGCTCGGTAAATTTTGGGTCTTGTTTCATAAATAATTAACTTAGAATTAACTTTAAAGTTTGTTGTTTATCCCACTGAGAAACAATAAGTTTTTGTTGTATGGTTCAAGTGCTCGTTGCATAGCTTGAAGCGTTTGTCCAGTGGTTACAAAGTCGTCAAAGCAAATAATATTTTGCTCCTTCGGAACGACGTTTACATCGAAGATGGCGTTCACCCTTTGCTTGCTTCTGCAGCTACAAACATCCTCGTAAAACGGGATGTGAAGTTGTGCAGCAATCTGCTCAGATATACGTGTGGCGAAGTTCTTCACCAAGTGTCGACGCTTAGGTGTGGTGATGATGCACCAGTCGCCTTTAGACAGTGCTGGACCTATCAGCTCTGAGACAAACGATACCATCGTACAGGCAAAGAACTGCACCATACTGTCATCAGCCTTGATGTCAGTCAGTGTCCGTCCATAGACCGACTTCTGCCAGTACGACAGGAAGAACAGCCCAGAGCGGCGTGTGAGCCTTGGGCGCGGTGTGAAGTCGCAACGCGCTTCCACCGTCTTATCCCATCCTTTACGCTTTTGTTCCGCGAACAAATCTTGTGGCTCATTTTTCTTTTGTATATCCTGCAAAGCAAGATGCGCACTCTCAATATCAGGGACTTCTATCTCTGATAGTAGGTCGCCCATATCTATTGGAGTGCGTATCATGCTAAGAAAGTCTCTTTTTCATCAAATCAAGACTGGCAGACAAGTACTAGTTCTCATCGGGTACGTCATCTTCACCTCCGCCTCCCGTGTTACCGCCAGTGTTTCCACCCGTGTTGCCACCGGTATTTCCACCAGTGTTACCACCGGTATTTCCACCAGTGGTTGAATTACCGTTGTTTCCGACGTTGGCGCCGCTTGTGATGCCGTCGTCCGTAACAATCTTACCAGAATAGAACGGAGCAGGGCACTCATCAGATGCTTCCACGTTGATGGTGGTACTTGCAGAACCAGCAGCACCCTGACCCAGATCCTGGGCAACAGTCGTCTTTGTCTGCCACTTGTCAGAACCCACGACACGGAAAGCACCCTTCATGTCCTCTACGAGGAACACGTTATCATTGTTATTCAGATAAGCAGCGGCAGCGGTTGCCTCCGAACCTACAGACGGATGCACGGCCACCAGCTTGTTCAGCTGCGTCTGAGAAGGATACTCACCCTGAGCCTCCGAAGTCAGCTGAGACTTGTCGGGAATGATATCGATGTACTTCCACGAAGCGTCTGCACGCAGGGTAAAGTCACCCTGATAAGCAGAGCCAGTTAAACGACCATTGGCATCATGAGGCAATGTGGGCCACTGCAGGATGTCGTACTTGGAGATGTAATAGATGCGACGCTTTACGCCAGGCAGTTCAGGACGGCCTTGGCACCATGCAAGCGAACGCTGTAATGATGAACAATCAGGCATAATGTTTTATTTAAAATTGATAATTGATAATTGAAAATTGACAATTGATAATTAAGAGTAAAATGGGAGCCAGAGCCTTCACAGGTACCGGCTCCCCCAAACAACTCAGAAAAAATGAAAAAAGAAAACAGATGAAGAACAACAGATTATTATTTCAAAAATGGCAGATTCTACTTAACCGTTGCCGCCTTCGCCACCTTGGCCAGCGTTACCGCCTCCCTGAGCAGGAGCAGAAGAACCGCCGATTTCAATGACCTTCAGACGACGCTTGTCCACGGACTCGAACTGCATGCCGAAGAACATGGTTGCGATGTATGAAAGGATGAACGGCTCGTACTCCTTGACCATGACGTTCTCCATGTCGCCCATCTGGTCGTAACCTACAAGCATATTGATCTTTGGCGACACATGGATGAACTTAGAGTCAGCCTTGTTGGCCAGCGGACACAGGATGAGTCGGCCATCAGAACCCTCCACAACCGTCTGGTTGTACTGGTTGTTATAGCTGATGCCGGCATGAGTCAGCAGGTACGCCTCGTTGTATTTATCCGCAAAGTCCTGCGAACAGTACATATAACACGTCTGGGCACGCAGACGAGGATCCAGCGAGAAAAGCACCTCCTTGGCGATGTCCACAGCATTGGCGGTGGTCACGGCATCGGTGATTTTCAGATAGTTGCCCTCAGACTTCGCAATCTTGCCGTCGGCAATATCATTGGCGGTGATAGTGTCGAAGCCATCGAACAGGTCGTTCGTGGTGTCACCGTTCGGATTGCGCTTACCTGCCCAGATAGCGTTGTTCAGGCTCTCTGACAGCGACTTGGCAATGAGGGCCAGCACATGCTTGGCGGTAGGCGTCTGCATCTGACCGTCGCCCTTGGTGGCACCCATGGCACCCAGCAAAGTGCTCACAGCACTGTTAGGCTCGAAGTTAGCCACTACAGAGCCGAAGAATGTCTCCAGCGTGCGGAAGTCAAGGTTCAGGTTATAATCAGTACGGCGCGAGGGCTTATAGGGAGCGAACTGCGCATTGCCGCTCATGGCTGCGACATTCTCCTTATAGCGAATGCCAGGTCGGCCAGTCATGAACTTCAGGGTTTCCTCAATGCCTATGATAGGCAGCATGAGGAGGTCGCGGCGGTACTTGGTAGCCGCTTCCTGGTAGTCTTGGAGTGTGAAAGTAAGTTTTCCCATTGTTTTAAAGGTTTATGGTGATTAATTTGTTTACGGCATCATGTCGTAGAGCTCACGGGCATTGGAACGCGTCTGGAACAGCGCCTGCATGCCAGTAACGTCCTGCTGCGACTGATGGGCATCGTCGAGAATCTGCGAGGTAGAATCGCCAGGCTTCTTCTTCAGCTCAGTGACCTCGGCCTGCAGCTGCGTGTTAGCATCAGCGAGTGTCTGCTTGTCAGACTCCAGCTGTTGCTTTTCAGAAGCCAGCGTCTGTTTCTCGGACTCCAACTGAGCCTTAGCATCAGCGAGTGTCTGTTTCTCAGTCTTGAGCGTCTCAATCTGGGCGTTCAGCGCGTTGATGGTCTGCTTGTCTGCGCTGATGGCCGACTCCAAGGAGTCCAGCTGTGCATCAGAGAGCGTGACCTTGCCGTCCTGGCTGAGCAGATGCTCGCAGGCGAGGATGGCACAAATGGAAGTGAAGATCTTTTTCATCGGATTTTGTGTTGGTGAAGTTTGAGAATTAATAAAATCGTGATTCTTGGAGTTGGTGAAGAGCTGTGCCAGTGAACTCATGAACTTAGCGAATGCCGACTGCTCCTGCTGTGTCAGCTTTATCGTAGGCATATTAGGAATAGGTATGCCTGCCGCAGACATCGCGTTGGCCATCGTGTCGGTGAGAACGGGCGCATCCTCGTCCTCATAATCGGTCAGCTCGTCGACAAAGCCCCACGCAAGGGCCTCCTGTGCTGTGAGCCAGCCTCCGGCCTTCATCAGTTCCAACAGCTCTGCAGGCTCCTTCTTGCAGCGAGTGGCATACATCTGGGCGATGTTAGCGTCCAGTTTGTCCAAGTCGGCCTTCTGGTGCTCGATGTTATCAATGAGTGCCTGTAGGCCGTCGCTGTTCAGCTGTCCCCATTCGAAGAAACCTACACTGCACTTGTGGACCAGATACATGGCCGATGCGTCCATGGTAATGTGTTTGGCACCCAGAGAAGCAATTGTAGCAGCCGAGGCATTCATTCCCACGAAATGCACGTTCACGTTGCCGTGGCGCTTAAAAGCCGAGAAGATGCTGAGGGCGGTGTTCGACCTGCCTCCCAGCGAGTCGATGAGCACGTGGACCTCGCTGTCCTTATTCTTATTAAGGATATAGTCCACATAGTCGGCATCGAAGTCATAGCCTCCGACGAAGCCCTTCAGGTGAAGGTTGTAGTTAGTTTTTGTGTTGGTTGTTGCCATAACGTTTAGAATTATGGCACAAAGGTACATATACAATAATAGGCCCTAAAAGACGTGCTTTTAGAGCCTATTACTATAAATTAGCGATGTTTACTTCCAGAGCGGTTCGTTTTGCCAATCAATAGGGAATCCCATGGCTTTTGGGTCAATATTCGGGTACTTTGCCAAAAGCTGCTTGAAATCTGCTACAAACGAATTATCAGGTTTAATGCTGTTGAGCCAATATATCAAGCAACATAAGTGTGGATATAGACTCTTAGTTGCAGTTGGTTGCTGATTAATCCAAGCAGACGGCATATGTTTGTTTGGTAGCTTAGGCGCAAATGGAAAACGTTGATTCCATAAACGAGCATGGTGAGCACAACAGTTTCTTACGACTGTGAGGCACTTCATCCAACTACGTAGAAACTTGTATGCAGGAATGTCAAAATCTTCAGAGACCAGTTTTTTAACTGCGGGGTCATTGAAATTGCTAAAGAGTTTAGAAAGAGTGCCAAATGAGGCCACTTCAAGTGTCTTCCATGCTGGCGGCATGCTAGGAACATCATATTTTTCGTAATGTTCCTTTATGAAATCTTCGTATGAGCGCTTTACCTCTTTCTGAAGATTAGCCATGTTATCATCAAATAACGACTTCTTATCTGCTAACGTATCGTCCATAAACCAAAATGGTCCATGCTGCATTGAGAAATGGTAGATAACCTTAGCCCTCATTGCCACTTCAACAGTCTGAAGTGCTGAGAATACGAGCATTTTCAGTTCTTTGTCAAAGCAATACAAAGAGTATACTTTCTCTATTGTGCTGTTTGGTTTAAAAACATGATTAGCCTTGTCGCTTTCAAATACGCGCCAGTACTGAGCCAATCTAAAATAGCCGATGGAACCCAAAAGGTGTTCTGCAGCTGCTTCATTGTTCATTATAAGCCCTCGCTGTTTCAGAGTCTGAATCTGCTGAGCGAGGGTCGTTGCTTGTTTTGTATAATTCATATATAAAAAAAACGGCCCGGCGTGTTGCACTGTTCTGATGGGAAGTGTGCCGGGATCTCTTGGGTGCAAAGGTACGACTTTTTTCAGGTTCTACCAAGTTTTTTACCGTTTTTCTTAAGAAATAGCCCTCATTTTTCGACTTTTTAATAAGAAATTCCCCATTTAATAGGAAAAATGACCTCAAAATATCAGACGCTACAAAGTGCCAGGGCTTTCTTAGCTGTAAAGGAAACCTCGTACTTTCTGACGGAAGGGTCACCATCCGGTTGACCTGTAGAGCGTGTGATTTTGACGGTTGGGTATGGCCGCTCCTTGGCACCTATTACATAATGGTCGCCATCCGCCGTTTCGATGACGAATGCCGGATGCTTTTCAGTTGGCACGTCGTCCAATGTCAAGAAAGCCAGTTTCGCTTTCTCTATATAACTATTATTATCAAAGGATTGTTCCACCTCACAGAGCGCTTGGCCCTTCAGGTTGATGCTGATAGGCTGCTCTTGGAGCGTTACAGGTATGCCAGCCACTGCACGGTAAACCACATCGTCGGGCAGGTTATTGCGTTGGATGTACCACGCTTTAGTTATTCCAGGAAGAGAGAGACATTTCATGAATCAAACAAATCAAACAAAAACAACTATTTTACATTTCTACAAAAACGTTCTCGAAGTCGTATTACTTTTTTTCATTTTTCTTTTCTGACATGTTTTGTAGCTGTTTCGTTTCCGCTGATAAATCTTTGCTATGCTATCCCAACAGCTACCCGTTTCCTTGATACCTCGCAATTCCATGAAGAGCAGAATCAACGATTTCAGTTCCCGTCCGTACTTGTCGAAGTCATGCAGGTAATCCCACATATCCACCCTGAAGTCGTTCTTGATGATATCCAAGAGGGCTTCCTTTCCCTGTTTGGTCAGATAGTTATATGTTCTCGGGTCGTGGCTTTTGAAGTAAGGGATGCTGATAGCCACCTCGTCCTCCTGTTGGCGGGGAGGCAGAATACCGTTCGGCATTGGAATTGTTGACTTCCTCAATAGGTCGCTCTCAGCAGAGCCACGTACCAACTGTACTGGTTCACTTCCGCCATGACGGTGAACAAACCACTGGCGGAGATAAGAGGCATCTTCAGATATATGCAATATTCACTCATAATGTTTTACTTTAATAATTTGCTACAAAGGTAATAAATTTCAAATAATTATAAGAATATATTAGACAAATATTTCACTTCTTTTTTAACTGTTGCTTGTATGGAAGCAGGATTTCCCTGGTTTCCATCAGCAAAAGTAAGATAACGGCTGCATTTATGCTAAGACAAAAAAAGCGGCTCTGTAAGGAGTCGCTTGTGGATTAAATATAGAAGGCAAACTTGGATCCTCTGGTACCATTGCCGTCGTAGTCGGCTGAGATGGGGAATTGGCAGCAAAGATTATCGATAGCATCATCATCGAGGATGACAGTCAATTCGAGTTCAATAACCATGCGCTTTTGATTGTAACTGATATCCCAGATACATTCACCCAGAACGGCGTTCGCGACCGTCCTTATCTCGTCCTGCATGCGCCAGATGGAGTCGTAGTCAGTCATATATGCTTGATAACCTTACAAGGATTGCCAACGGCAACAGAATTTGAAGGTATGTCCTTAGTCACCACAGAGCCGGCACCGATGGTTACGTTGTCACCGATGGTAACTCCTGGGAGAATGATCACACTGCCACCAATCCACACGTTATTGCCAATGGTGACAGGCTTGGCCCATTCCTGACGAGTGTTGCGCTCTACAGGGTCCGTACTGTGGCAAGCCGTGTAAATACTTACGTTAGGTCCGATGAAACAGTCATCGCCAATGATGACGGGGGCTTCATCGAGCACCGTGAAATTGAAGTTAGCAAAGAACCTTTGGCCAATGCTTATTTGTTTGCCATAGTCGCAGCGGAACGGCTGATTAATCAAGAAGTTGTCATCACCTACATGACCAAACAAATTCTTGATGATTTCCTTCATCTTGTCAGACTCTGACGGTCGAAGGGCGTTGTATTCATATATCTTTTCCCTCGCCACTTTCAGTTCCTCCAATAACTGTGGGTCAATGGCAGAATACACTTCGCCTGCCAGCATTTTTTCTTTCTCTGTCATCTTTATCTGATAATCTTTGCTTTTTGTAGGTTGTCGAAATCGTCCCAAAAGTCCTCCTGATCGGGAGCGCTGAAGCCATCGTTGGAAAGTTCCTTCAGGACTGCATCCAACAACTGCGTCTTAGAGACGTTCAAGTTCGGGTCCACATCGATACTGTAGGTAAGGATGTCTCCCAAAGAGCCGACGTGAACACCTGAAACGATGATGTTACCATCGGTCTCTGTCACCTGAATACGCCGGCTGGCACCATATTCGGGCTTAGTTTTACAGAGCTGCAGGAATAACGGAGAATCGCTATATTGCTCTGAGTCGACGGATTGAAGAAGATCTTTCAGCGTCATTTTCTTGTAATTTTGCTGCAAAAGTACGAAAATTCGGGCAGAAATATGTATTTTTGCACCAACAAAAGCGTTTTTCAGTAAGAATATGGCTTGGAAACTCAAATATCGCTGCAGCCAGTGTGGCTACGAAGCCGAGGTGTACGAAGGCAGAGGTCTCTTCCGACAAGAGATCCATGCCATGACGTGTCCTGACTGCAAGAGCATCCAGAACATCGTGGTGGGTGGTATCATTGCAGACGTGGCACCCTCGTATAGAAGCGAGGTAGGCAGGCTCTGTTTGCAGTGTGGCAGCGATAACATCCGACTATGGGATGGACATACCTGCCCCAAGTGCCAGGGCCAGATGGAACAGACTGGAGAAAAAGAGTTTTGGACTTGATATAGTAAATCCCTGACTTGCTTTGCAGGCCAGGGATTCTTGATATATATGGAATGGCTTACGCCATGAAGTGGCGGATATGACGGGCTGTTGTTACCTTAGCGTCATAAATGATGGTCAACTCACGCTTGCGGGGGTTCCACTTCGTGTCAATCACACCCTTCAAATGATTGGCCCTTTTAGCCAGTTTCATGTGAGAGTCATGACGTCCCAGAAAGAGCGTGCAAGACTTGATTTCAGGTCGATAGGCATGTCTGTGATTCCTGTCGAAATGAGAAGTTTTCATCTCAACGCGGTCAAAGTGAGATACCTTCTTGTTCTTAGCCGTGGCCGGCGCTGCTGCTGTGATGGTCATTAACATCAGTGCTGCTATCATCTTTATAGTCTTCATCATCAAATCTCCTATACTTTAATTAGACATTTGTTTCTTAATCACAGTGCAAAGATAAGGCGATTCCTTGGGATTTGAAAGTGAAAAATCCTATTTGAGAAGGGGAACATTCCTAAATATGCTTAGGGATTTCCCCTTGATGGATATGTCCAGGATTAATATCTCCTGAACACATAGCCATCTGTGAAGTAATAATCCTCGATGAAGAGATCACGAGCGAATGCCTCGTAATCAAAGTACGAAGCCAGATGACCCATCATGTCATCGAGATTGTAGCACTCATCAATGATGTGCTCAGCGAAATCCTTCTCTGAATCCCACTTGCCCATATAGCGCTCTTTGAAGCTGTCAAAGCTATCATTGCCGAAGCTATTAACAAACTTCTCGTAGGCTTCCATGTCATCCTCATCCATATCGGCATATTCCATGATTTTATCGAATGTATCCTCATCGATACCGCTTTCAGAGTACCAGGCACTGGGAAAACAATCATAATCTTGATACATCAGCTCAGGATCCTCCTCATCAGCATGTAGATTGTGGCAAACCTCCATGAATGTGTCATAATCGCCACACTTTACCAAATCAACCCACATGCCAAAGAGACTACCATCATTGTACTTGGCGTATGTACCTACGTACACGGCGGGATGACCATTCTCGCAATCATTCATATAATACTCAACTGACATCTTCTGGAAAGCGAGCTTACCGAGATAATTTTTCTCCTCCTTAGCGAGGCTTTGAAACTTTGATGAAATATTGTTCTGCATAACTTTATGAATTTAAATGTTTAACTTCTAGTGATGCCCTCTGTGTGTAGGGCTTTTTACGATGCCTTAGAAAGTGAGCGGGAAGAAGTACAGGAATGCAAGGAATGACCAGGAAAATTCATAGAATACCTTATTTCAAGGAAATCAGGAAGGCCTTCTGTGAATTTTCTGCAGACATCGGGAGCCTGTGACCAGTACTTGCAGCGTACGCCCGCCTTAACTTTGCAGCGGGAAAAGTCTGGAACACCAGCAAGAAGGCATCACGTTAAACAGGCTAATTCGTTATGCAGGACGTCAGAGAAGCAAAAGCCGGATAGGAATTGTGGAGAAAATGGTAAGCCAACAGCAGGAATATAGATTCAGGACCTATACTAATATTGGCGAGGGCAACATAACCGCCATAGAGAATGTAGCCAACCAATGAAATAAAGCCTATATGTGGGGAAAAAGAAAAAAGTGACAATATACCTTCCTGCTACATGCTACAATCTTTGAAATGCCGATGTACAGGGGATTCCAAGCTAAAAATGATGTAGCAGAATGAATTTTGTAGTACCATGTAGCAACTATGAAAAATAAGCGGTTTGAGGTACTTTTGAGGAAGATAGTTGCTACACAGCAATGACTATGGATAAAGGGATGACGTGGAGTTTTGCTTTGCTCGTAGCAAGCGTAGCAAGAACAAGGAAAGGGATTCAGAAAAATTTCGCGCATTGTTTTTTACTATCAATCTTCATTTTTGAAGATTTCACGAAAGCGAGAATCTCTTATAAATAGATACTGCGTGGACGCAGAAAATAAAAAAGATCTTTTCAAAAAAAAATAGTCCGTCGATTTTCGCAAACCAACGGACTTCAAAACTATAACATAAGAAAACTACTTTTTTTTCTGAACATCGAACAGCGGAACGATGTCGTAACCGTGATAAGGCGACTTCCCAGGGAAGCGCCTGATATAGTATCTGTAGCCCAAGGCCGTGAGTGCCTGGCCGACCGTCACCTCGTTGACCTGCTGCGTAGCCGAGGAAATCTTCTTTTCCTTCTTCAGCTGCAGCACGACCTCCATAGCCGTCATAAACTGGCATTCTTCGCCTTCTTCCGGCTTACGATAGTAGATACGTATAAGGCGAAGGGCATTCGTCTCTATGACATACTGGCGATTCTCTTCCACGAACTGTCTGTACTCCTGTTGCGTCCAAGCAGGGTCGTATTTACCATCGAGCAGCATGACAGCTTCAGCCCACAGCTGGTCCACATCGAGACGCTTACGGTTGTCATCGATAAAGTCCACTTCAATGACAGCCAGCCGGCGCATCAGACCAGCATCCGGCTTGCTTATAAAACCACCCATGCGCTGGTTCTTATTAGATGTAAAGCAGCAGGAAGCCACACGTGGAGCCTTCTCAGCGTAACGGGATCCTGGTCGCTTGATTTCAATCTCGTTGGATGACATATACATCTTGAACAGCTCTTCGTTATGTTTGCCGATGGCCGCAAACTCATCAAAGTTCAGGATAAAACGCTGTGTGAAACCGTTAGGCATCGAGAATAGGCGTTCGTCCTTCTGGGCCACCTGATAATATTCATTCAAGCAAGGCGGTACCAGCATCTCAAAGAAGGATGTCTTACCGATACCAGCCTTGTCGCCAACCAATCCTAAGGCAACATCATTCTGACGAATGCCCAAGGCACAGGCAGCTGTCGCTATCAGCCATTTACGCAGGAGATGGCTCACTCTGGCAATGCTTTCTTTATTCTCTTTAGGCGAATGCAGTGAGGCACATAACATGTCAATCTGCGAGGGACCTTTGTATTTCCCCCGCAGCGAGTCCAAATAATCCTTGATGGGATTGAAGGACAGCATGTGGTTAGGACTCGCCAGTATCGCCTTTAACAAACTGCGAGGGATGTTCACCTCCTCAGCGAAGGCATGAATCAGGATGTCATCCTCTGTGACAGGATACTCATAATGAAACGTACAATCCTCAGTAGGACTCAGCGACACCTTGCTGCGGTCAAGGAGGTTGACGCGAATCACATAATTGGCATTCAACCATTCCGTAACCTCATCGAGGCGGGTATGTGAATGCTCGTTATATACTGTTGCTGTCAGCTGTCTGCGTTCTGTCTTACTCATATCGTTTTCTCCTCCTTATTAGGCCGTCTGCTTTCGCCAGGCATTTCAACAATAGTTGTCATCTCCCCTATCCTATCACCTATGTCCGATCCGTAGCCAATTAGCGTTCCTTTTTCATCACGCCATCGTGACAATGTTCCCAATTTGAAATTCGAGGTAAAGAACGTCCTTGCACCACGATTGTAGCGCATGGCCATTAAATCCTTGATGGGATGAATCTTGTTGCCGAAAGCGTTCATCTCCAGTGTCTCGCGGCCAATCTCATCGATGAATAACGGTCTGGAGGCAAAACCATCAAAGCCTTTCTCGGCAATCTTCTGACAGAGCTCCTGAGCCGGTATCATCTCTACCGTCCTGCCTGAGATGAAGTGCAGGACTTCACAGAATGCATGCATCAGGATAGTCTTGCCACAGCCAACCTTACCACCCATAAAAATACCTTTATTGATGTCCCAGCGGCATTGTTCAGAACCGATGACATAATACCACATCTGAGTGATGATTTCCCGGTTATCATCATCAACGACGAAAGGCTGAAAGTATCCTCTCTCAGACATAAACGACTCAGCATATGATTTCAGCAACTTCCAGAAGCTATCCTTTCTGAGTGCCTGATTATGCCATATATGCAGGTCTTTGGACGCTTCCCTGTATTTCTGTTTCTGCCTCTTGATGGCTTCTTCAACCATCATATCCATTTGTTCCTGATCAGTAGTCACTGTCACTGCGTCCTCCTGCCGCTATTGTTGGTTGTTCATAACTTTTCTTGGTCACCTTAAAGAAACGCGGATAGCCGTTAGCCATTGCAAACTGCAGATACTCGATTGCCGTCGCCTCCTTATCCTCGCATAACTCCTTCAGATAGTTCAGCGCGGCATATTCCCATCGGCTCTTTATTCGTTTGTTATGCTGTTCAGACAAGTAATCCTTCCAGTTTTGCCAGACGTTCTTGAACTCGTCGCTAGACCAGGGCAGTTTCACTTCTACAGCAGGCACAGACGTATCAGCCTGCTGTTCTATCTGGTCACATAATGTTTCCGCTTTGTCTTTCATGCTGTTCCATTTACGCACGAAGTCTTTATGCCGTTTCTCCGTAGAAGACGGCATGCCAAATATGATAAAGCTGTTCAGCTCGTCGTTTGCATCTATGAGCGACGACCAGAACTGTTCCATTAATGATTGTAAGTTGGTTTCTCTTGCCATAGTTTCCTTATTTCTTATAAAAGACTGAAGGAGTACTGCATAAACTAACATTTACTAATACCTGAATCTTTCTACCTTTAAGTCAGTCCATGCAGGCTCCTGACAGTCCTTTGTCCTTGTTTGCCATTGCTGCAACAACTTACGACACTTATAATATGAGCGAGGAGCGGAAATAGCTTCCCGCTCTCCAGTCATACGATTGATTGCAGTAATGACGTACTGTTTCATTCTACCTCCACTGTTGCAGCGTTCATTGAAACCATCAGATTCAAGAAATAGACGAAGGCCTTCATCTGTATCTCGTCATCAAAATGCATGGACTCAGCCATCTTTCCATCGCCCTTTTCAAACCTGATTTCTATTCCAAGGGCGGTCTTCTCCTTTTTAATGATTGTCTTCGCCATTTTCTGTCAATTCTGTGTTAAGTGATATTTCCTTGAACTTAGGGTAGCGTTTAAGAATGTCTACAGCCATATCAAAGAAATTATCTTCAAGCTCTTCAATCTTTTGGTCTGTTCCATCGATAATCTCTTGTTGCGAAAATCTGCCTTCAAGAGTGATGATGTCTTCCTTATTTCTAATTATTACTCGCATTACAAATTGTATTTTTTAAATTTTCAACATAAGTTTTATATATCAAACAGAAGCCTCCATTAATACAAGCTCTGCCATTCTCACATTTTCAGCACCTGTCTGGCATATTCTTAAAAATTGCCCTCAATCGTGTTCTTCCCAGAGGACGAAGGAGGGACTCAGGATATATCTAATCACGTATTTCTAACATATGCAGTCAACTCACTTCTCAAAAAGTTCACACGGGAGCCATCTTTATGAAAAGGTACTCTTTTTCTTTGAACTCTTTTGTACATTGCATCCTTAGATGTCTTAAAGAACTTTGCTGCCTCCTCAATCGTAAAGACCTCATCACATAGGTCTTCTGGAACTAATGATACTTTCTTCTTCATTCCTTAATCAGTTTACGCCATTCATCCTTATAATCAGGATCAGATAGTTCCTTTTTTCTCTGCGCCGCTGTAACCCCAACAAGTATTACACAATCCTCTTCCCTTAAATACATAGCGTGAATAAAAACGCCAAACTTCAATCCATTTGAAGCGTTGTACCTAGACAGCTGCACGGCAATAGAGTCCAACGCACTCGAATTTTTAAATTTTCCTTTTGACACATCACCTGGTCGGATTGAACGAAACCAAGCCTGTCTGTTCACAATTGTTTCTGCTTTATTCATACCTTATTATTAATACATTAGTTATCCTTATTGACATCTTTTCATGAGCCACATGATAGGCTCATTAAGAACAACGCCGCAAAGATATAATACAACCCTCCAGCCAAATTGGACGACTTATAAAAATGTTATTTAACTAACTAATTATTTAACATAGTAATTAACTTTTGTAACATTGATATACAAAAATTAACTAACTACTTAATTAATACATATACTAACGAAATATCTAATGAATTTATCAAAGATATAAAAAAAGTGGGTTCAAAGTTTGCATGTATCACAAAAAATGTGTACCTTTGCAATTAGAAACCACCTAACTAACTAATTAATAATTTGGTGAAATATGGTGGTTATGCTAAGAGAAGCAGATAGACATCACTGAGGATATGTAACACTCAAAATGGTAATTGTGAGACACACCTTAATTTGTATCACATTTTATCCATAAGTTACTGAAAATCAGCATGGGTTTTATACCCTGCGGGTGTACGAAGATGAAAATCAAAGCAACTAATCGGCGAACGTAAAAGTTTGCCGATTTTGCTTTTAAATAGCCGCAAGCGTGCTGCTAACTAATTAATTCTAAGATAGTTCCATCACGTAAAATTTTATGTTGAACCCGCAGCTCGGATGGAAAAGCGTGGAAGTTCTTGGAACTATTTGGAGTTATTTGGAACGATTTGTTCTACTATTTGTTCTACCGCTTGTGCTACATGCCTATATCCCTCGACGAAGCCTTCCTCGATGTGACGGAGAATAAGAAGGGAATTGAGTTAGGCGTGGATATTGCGCGAGAAATCAAGCAGCGTATCCGTGAGACGACGGGACTGACGGCATCGGCAGGCGTGAGCTACTGCAAGTTCCTGGCAAAGATTGCCTCCGATTGGCGCAAACCCGACGGGCTGAC